CCCTTGGGGGCACCCCGTGCTTGCACGCTTGACGCGGGAAATCCCCGCCTCTCTTGTTTCATTAAGGATCATGTCCGAATTTCTCTATAATCCTACAGTCGATACTTACCACCGTGCGTCTGGTAACCCTGCATACACCACTACCTCTAGTGGTTCTATCAAGGTTACCAATCCGCGCATGGTAGAGCATCGTAGGAACTTCCAGTCGGCTTCAAACCCCGTCTGGAATGTATATCGTGATCACCGGAGTGGCCGTCTGCCTTTTTCACAAAAGCTGATGGAAACCCTAGATGGTCTCGATCTTGGGAACGGTGTCTTCCGTAAGGAAGAAATCTTTCACAAGTTCTATAGAGATAAGACCTCAATCGCGCGACAAACCGGTTCCGGTGCGTCGCTCGTTACCCATTCCTACACAGGAGCTCAAGGTATTGGCCTGTTTCCAGGTAATATCAAGACCTTGTGTCTTTCAGGCCTTCCCACTACTTGGGAGACCATGACACAAGTCCAGGACGACCTATTTATGCGAGGTGCCGCTGTAATTAGCGATACTTTGCCTAATAAGGAGAGGGTTAACCTTCTCCTTTCTCTTGCGGAAATCCGCAGAGAAGGTCTTCCATCTTTCCGATCGCTTGTTTCTAAGCGCGGTGATGGTTCTGGCTTCCTGTCGTTGGAGTTTGGGTGGTTGCCTATTGTTTCTGATATCCAGCAACTGAGTGCATCACTCGTTAAATCGCGTGATGTCTTACGCCAGTTTGTTCGCCTTCAAGGCAAACAGCACCGACGTAGACGCGTTATCCGTGATGAATCGGTTTCCGATTCTTTTACTGACAACGGCACTTGGGCGCTGTATCCCAGTTACTCCGCTTTGTATAGCGGGGCATCCACGGGGTCTCTAAATGTGAACCGTGTTTACACGGATCGCATTTGGTTCTCAGGCGCTTACCAGGTTCTCTCTCCTGAAGTCAGACTTCTGACTCAGGTTGAGGCCCAGCTCGAGCAGGCTAATCACCTACTCGGGTTGCGCCCTTCCGCTGAGGTCGTTTATAACCTCGCCGGGTGGACATGGCTGCTTGACTGGTTTGTGAATTTTGGAGATGTATTGTCCAATTATTCACACCTCGGCCAGGATGGCGTTGCGCTTCGTTACGGTTATCTTATGCGTCATACTCGCGTTGAATGTGAGGTCACTTTGCGTGGCGTCACGGACATCGTAGGTATTGACCGTAAGATCCGTGTTAGAGCGCATCCTTTCGGATTTGGACCACAATTCGATAGCCTCACACAGAGGCAGTGGTCCGTTGTTGTGGCTCTTGGTATAGCCAAGGGAAATGAGATTCGGAGACGCTAGCGTCTCCTTTCTCCCATAACTCTAATTTAACAACAACTGAATAAGAAAGGAACGCCGCTTATGGCATTCGCCGATCCGCAGTCTGTTACCGTTGGTGGTAGCGCAGTTTCCATGCCTCGTGTCTCTTCGGACACTAATGCAGGTCGCTTCGCTGCCGCTGATGGGTCCCTCGACTTCGAGGTGTCCCACCAGTATGGAAAGCGTGTCGTCAACCGTCTCCGACTTCATCAGTCGAAGATCGTCGCCGACCCTCTCCAGCCAACGATCAATCTGCCTCTGGATCACTCGATCACGGTCATTTACAATGGCCCTAAGTCGGGTATTCCTTTGGCGGATAAGAAGGCTCTCGTGGACGCACTTGTTGCGTACCTCGGGGCCTCGTCGGGCGCTCGGGTTTCTCAGCTCCTCGGAGGTGAGAACTAGAGTCCCGCCGCTACGGACGGTGTCATAAGCATAGGAAAGTATCCATAGAAAGGTGGAACTTTGCAAAGCCTATTGACGTTCGCCATTATCCTTCTTAATGATTTAGGGAGGATGTGTCACGTGAGCACAGTTCGTGATAGTAAAACTGTCACGAATAGGTTCGAACACGAAGGACAATCGTTCTTGACGATTGTCTTACCGGACTTCGGTAAAGCGATCGAAAAATCGCTCGACCGAGGCTGGGTAGCTCGCACTGATTTTGGTCCCAACTGGGGCTTTCATCAGGGTGTCCCGAAATTCCTTTCGGGTTTCCTCAAGCTCGTGTTTGATCCTCGCTCTGGTGTCCTACTTGATGAACCGTCCGTCGAGGCCATCATCGCCCTTCGCCAATTTTCGTTGGCATTTGGGAAGATGAAGCTACTCTGCCATGATGACAGAATATCGACCGCGAAGGAACAGTTCCTCGAGTGTGAGTTGGAAGTTCGTCGCAACGATCGCAATCTTGGCTCTGGCGATCTCCTGGACTTCAAGCGTTTGGCTTGTAGCCTCTGGGGTGATTCGCTAGCCGAGCTAGATCGTCGCATATTCCATGGGGAATTCCTTCCCAAGCATGGAAACGGATCCACAGCCGATCGTGTGAAAGGAAATCAGAAATTTGATCTCCGATCATGGACCGACCGTTTGGAACGTGTAGTACCCTTTTACGAGTACGCGCGTTTCTCCTACAGAGAGTTCTTCTCTGATGGAGGTTCCGTTGACTTCCACGAACCCGGCGCCGAGATACCTGTAAGGGTTATCGCGGTACCTAAGACGCAGAAGACACCTCGACTGATCGCAATGGAACCAGCGCACATGCAGTATGTGCAGCAGGCTCTACTCGAGCAGATCAAGCAAGTTTGGCGGGAGTTCACAATCCCCGCCAGCTTTGTCAATTTCGATAGCCAACTGCCTAATCAGCGGATGGCTCGACAGGGATCCATTGATGGATCTCTGGCTACACTCGACCTGAGTGAAGCATCTGACCGTGTCTCCTATCAGCATGTACTTGCTCTGCTAGATCGCCATACCCTCACTCGAGAGTTTGTCGACGCATGCAGGTCAAGGAAGGCTGATGTTGATGGTAAGGTTATACGCCTTGCCAAATTCGCATCTATGGGTTCGGCTCTCTGTTTTCCTTTCGAAGCTATGGTCTTCTTGACTGTAGTCTTCTTGGGGATTCAGAAGAGCCTAGGACACCAGTTGTCTCGAAAAGAGATACTCTCGTTTCGAGGCAGTGTGCGAGTCTACGGTGATGACATTGTCGTCCCCGTAGATCACGTCGAGTCTGTTAGAAGCGCTCTTGAAGCTTTTGGCTTCAAGGTCAACACCAACAAGTCGTTCTGGACCGGTAAGTTCAGAGAGTCTTGTGGGAAGGATTATTACGATGGGTACGACGTCAGTGTGACGCGTGTCCGTTCGTACTTTCCTACTAACAGATCCGAAGTACATGCGATAGAAGCTACAGTTAGCCTCCGGAACCAGTTGGCGCAGAAGGGGGTTTTCCCTGACTGTGTTAGCTGGCTCGACGAGATGATCTCATCGATCATTCCGTTTCCGAAGGTTCTTCCAAGTAGCCCTATCCTGGGCAGGCACGATCTTGATGGGTCATATGACTCCGATCGCGTGCATCCGAAGCTCCAACACCCCATTGTGAAGGGTGCTGTTGTTAAGGCTACACATGGCCTCAATTCTATTGATGGTTATGTGGCTCTGCTCAAGATGGCTCTCAAGCGGGGCCCCGATCCTTTCGAGGACTCGGAACATCTCTTGTATTCCGGTCGTCCTCAGTCGGCAAACATCAAACTGAGGTGGGCAAGGCCGTACTAGACGGCCTTGTGGGTTAATAACCCAAGTGGGGAGCATCTGCTCCTTGTGGGCGGGTGCACTGCTGTGC